CAGGTGTTATTACTGAAGGAAAACAAAAGACAGGCTCAGAAGGACAATTAAAAGGCAAAGATGCTATTACTAAAAAAAGTAAGCCAGGTGGTAATGAAACGCCTCATCCTGCTAGAAATAAACTAGTTGGCGAAAGTTCAGAAGATCGAATTGCTGCACTAGAAGCAAGAGTGGCACAACTAGAAGAATTACTAGCCGAGCGTTCACTTACTAAAGGCGAAGAAAAGAAACGTGAAAAGTATGTCAAAGGTATGAAAAAGAACAAAGACGACTTTAAGAAACGTTACGGCAAAGATGCCGAAGCAGTTATGTATGCAACTGCAACTAAAAATGCCAAAAAAGACGAGTCTATGTCTATCAAAGATACATTAATGGCAAGATTAGCAGAGTATGAACTTAAAAAATAAGTTCATTTCTGGTTGACATTTATTTAAAAATCTCTTATAATTAACATTAAACTACTATTAACACAGGAGGATAGTATGGGTTCACGTACCTATGGCGCAGAAGAAAAAGCAAAACTACAAAGGCTAGTACAAGAAGGTGTAACAGTATTACAAGAAGTAGAAGATTTAAACACAGGCTTAAAAGAAACTGTAAAGGCTGTTGCAGAAGAACTAGACATTAAACCTAGTTTAATTACCAAAGCAATCAAAATTGCACAAAAACGTGATTGGGAAAATCATGCAGATGCATATGACGATTTAGAGACGTTGATTGTTACGCTAGGTTATGATAAGTGATTAATAAAATAAAAGAATTTTGGTTACACAGTTACGAAACTGATAAAATAGCATTTTCGTTTGAACTTATAAGTTTTATATTCACTGTAGCCGCAAGTTTAACTCTTGCACTTACAGCAGATGCACCAGATATGCGTTATGTATATCCTGGATTTTTTATAGGTTCTTGGACAGGTGTTTATGCTTATTATAGACGTAAACTTGCCTGGCCAATGTTACTAACGACATATTTCGGATTTGTTAATGTATTCGGATTTGGTGTAGCAATTGGTTGGTGGTAATAAGTATTAGTACGCTCAAAGACGATTGTCGAGCAAGTATGAAGGTTAAGTTGGCCATAAGCAACGAGGAGAAAATTGAATGCCATATGTAGACGCGATGTTCGATCGCGACCAGGATATTATCCGTGTCGTAGAACGCAGAGACGGTAAAAGACATTTTACAGAATATCCTGCAAAATATACTTTTTATTATAAAGACCTTAAGGGTAAGTACAAAAGCGTGTACGGAGATCCTTTAAGTCGTATTGTTTGTAAAAATACAAAAGATTTTCGTAAAGAAGTTGCTATTAATAAAGGCAAAGATTTATTTGAAAGTGACATCAATCCTATCTTCCAATGTTTAAGCGAAAACTATCTTAACCAAGATGCTCCTAAACTAAACATTGCATTCTTCGATATTGAGACCGACTTTGATCCAGAGCGCGGCTTTGCTGATCCAGCAGATCCGTTTATGCCTATTACGTCTATATCTGTATACTTACAGTGGCTAGAAGCAATGGTATGTCTTGCTGTTCCGCCAAAGACACTTACTATGGATCAAGCACAAAAAGAAATAGAAGGTATAGAAGGTGTTGTACTATTTGAAGATGAAGGCGAAATGCTAAACACCTTTTTAGACTTGATACAAGATGCTGATATACTATCAGGTTGGAACAGTGAAGGTTATGATATTCCGTATACAGTTAATCGTGTAAGTCGTGTACTAAGCAAAGATGACACAAGACGTTTTTGTTTGTGGGGACAGTTGCCCAAGAAGCGTGAATATGAAAAATACGGGAAATCAGCTGTTACCTTTGACCTAATAGGTAGAGTGCATTTAGATAGTTTGGAATTATATCGTAAATACACATATGAAGAAAGACACAGCTACAGGCTTGATGCCATTGGTGAGATCGAAGTTGGTGAAAACAAAGTCCCTTATGAAGGTACTTTGGACCAGTTGTACAACAATGACTTTAGAAAGTTCATCGAATACAACATACAAGATACCGCACTACTGGACAAGCTGGACAAAAAACTAAGATTTATTGATCTTTCTAATTCGATTGCACACGAAAATACGGTGTTGCTACAGACCACTATGGGTGCTGTTGCTGTTACAGAGCAAGGCATCATTAACGAAGCACACAATCGCGGACTACAAGTACCTAATCGTCCTAAACGTGACGATAGTGAAAGCACACAGGCAGCAGGTGCGTATGTTGCATTTCCTAAAAAAGGCTTGCACAAGTATATTGGCTCAATGGACTTGAACTCACTGTATCCTTCAGTGATTCGTGCGTTGAATATGGCTCCAGAAACTATTATAGGACAGATTCGTCCAGAGATTTCAGACGCCCGTGTACACGAAGATATGACTCTAAAGAAAAAATCTTTCGCAGGTTCATGGGAAGGTAGATTTGCAACAGAAGAATACGAAGCAGTCATGGAGCAACGCAAGGATGTTGCACTTACGGTTGATTGGGAAGATGGCAAAAGTGATGTACTAAGTGGTGCAGAAATTTATAAACTTATCTTTGATAGTCATATGCCGTGGATGCTTAGTGCAAACGGTACTATCTTTACAACAGAGTTTGAAGGTGTTATTCCAGGTATTCTAAAGCGTTGGTATGCTGAACGTAAAGATCTGCAAAAAATGCTAAAGAAAGCAAAAGACGCTAACAACAGTGCAGAAATAGAATATTGGGACAAGCGACAGCTGGTTAAAAAGATTAACTTGAATAGTTTGTATGGTGCTATTCTAAATCCAGGATGTAGATTCTTCGATAAACGTATCGGACAATCAACTACACTTACTGGCAGACAAATTGTTAAGCATATGAGTGCTGAGGTTAACAAAGTTATCACAGGCGAATATGATCACGTAGGTAAAAGTGTTATCTATGGTGATACTGACTCTGTATACTTTAGTGCATGGCCTGTACTACAAGAAGATGTAGAGTCAGGTAAGCTCGATTGGAACATTGAAAAGTGTATTACCCTCTATGATCAAGTTGCAGAACAAGCAAATACAACATTTGAAAAGTTCATGGCACAGGCATTCCACTGTCCAAAAAGCCGTTCAGATGTTATTGCAGCAGGTAGAGAAATTGTAGCACAAAGCGGCTTGTATATTACTAAGAAACGTTATGCGGCACTTGTTATTGACAACGAAGGCTTTAGAACAGACACAGACGGCAAGCCAGGTAAAGTAAAAGCAATGGGTTTGGATCTTAGACGCTCTGACACTCCTGTGTTTATGCAACAGTTTTTAAGCGAACTATTACTAATGGTGCTAACTGATAAGCCACAGAAAGAAGTATTGGATCGTATTACAGAATTCCGCAAGGAGTTTAGTGAGCGTCCAGGTTGGGAGAAGGGTTCACCTAAACGTGCAAACAAGATTGGACACTATCAGCGACTAGAACAAAAACAAGGCAAGGCAAATATGCCGGGTCATGTACGGGCAAGCATTAACTGGAATACTCTAAAACGTATGAACGGTGACAAGTACTCGCAAGAGATTGTTGACGGTATGAAAGTTATTGTTTGTAAACTAAAACAGAATCCTCTAGGTTATACTAGTGTTGCTTATCCAACAGATGAGCTACGTATTCCAGAGTGGTTCAAAGAACTGCCATTTGACGATGCGGCTATGGCAGAAACTATTATTGATAATAAGTTAGACAACTTGATTGGTGTGTTGAATTATGATCTTGAAGATACTAAACAGCATACTACATTTAATAGTCTGTTTGATTTTGGAGAGTAAAAATGGAGATAGAAGTAAAGGTTTTACTTGATACTGAAAAGAAACGAGACCTTGATATGATTGAAGAAGTATTATTTCAGCTTCAAGATATCAAAGAATTGTTAGAAGTCAAAGAACAAAACCTAAATAATAATAAAAAACATTCTAGGAGAAACTAATGAAACTTGAGGGATGGGATATTGGCGGCGCTATTGTTAAAGCAGACGACCGATATGTCGTTAAAGACAATACAACATTAAAAAAT